CGACTTTAACATAGCAATCTAGGAATACATCGGAGTTGTCCTCTGTATATAGTGGAATACTACGTTCAATGCATTTAACATTCTTATTATTAATCACACGATCTACTACAAAATAGATTGTGTCTTGTTCACCCTCTGCCACACTCTCTACATATCGGTATTTACCATTTGTAACAAAGTGCGACCAACCATATACCTTTTGTTCAGGAATATAAGTTAAACAGTTGAGTTGTCCATCATCTCGAACGTAGTAAATAATACTGTCAGGGTCTTGTGCATATGCACTCGTTACGGCTACATGACCTTTAACTAATGTTTTAACAAATAGCGTTAAGTCTTGCCCTGTGTAGTTATCACTCTCATAGCTATAACCCATATCACGAACAGTACCGC